CCTAGAGCGGTAATGACCTGCATCCCAGTAACCATTGTCCCTATTAGCGACAGAATCACAACTTATGCAGGATTCAGCTACATCACGGTGTCTTATGTAGGCGTTAAAGGCGCTCTGAGCCTCTACGCGCCATTCTGAGGCTGTTTTAAGCTCTGACCTTAACTTGGTCAGGGTTTCACGCTTGCGCTTCTCTGACGAGACTGTAGCGCCCTTTTTACCATGTTCGACTACACATGCCATAGAGCAGAACCAACCGAGCGGAACCTTGATACCTGACTCAACTAGGTCGTACTTCTTACAGGATCTGCACCGCTTTTTAGCATTAGCCATTGGCTTGTTTGTAAGTCTCGTACTCAGCTAGTGTTTTATCGGTGAATTCAACACCGTACTCAGCGCCTGTTACGTGCAAGAATTCGATAAATTCGCTGCCATTCTTCTTACCAAACTCCTTAACGCTAGGTCGTAGAGCAACCATGTGCGTACCACATAGGCTAGGTATCCACCTATTACCCTTGCGTAGAGGCTCACCCATTTGGTGCTTCTCAGTGGCAAACTTAGATACTAGCAGTGCTTTCCAAGCATCAAAGTCGTACTTACTGCCGCCAAGGTCAGTTTGTGTGGCTATATCACCTATCATAGCGTGGTAGCACCTGCTCTGCAGATTACTGGCAGATTCACGGCCTAGGGTAAGGACTACATCGCCAGCCTTTAAGCCTTTATTGGTCATGTCCCAGACTTTACGCATTTCGTCTTTGACGTTATCCGCTGTAATCTTAAACTCTATATCAGCCATGATCTGCACCTAACGCGATAAACTCGCTCAATGTTAGCTCAAAGTAACTCGCAAAACGTGTGGCTAGTGAAACCTTCATGTCACTACCGTTACGCCAGCGCATAACTTGCTGTGGATGGACTTTAAACGCCCTAGCTAGATCAGATCCAGAGCATTTAGCCTTAGCTTGTGCTACTCTTAATGAAGCACCTGTGTCGATTTTCATACTTATTCCCCTTTGTGTGTTATGATGATTTTGCTCCAGAAGTAACCTTAGCCCTCCTTAAAGAAGAGGGCTTTTTTTTGGCTAGATTAAAACGGTATGTCGTCATCTTCGTCAAAGGCGGCATCAATACCGCTAGCTGCTTGTGGCGTAGCTGCCTTTTCTACTTTAGGGTTAAAAGAGAATGACATAAACTTCTTGCCAGCCTTACTTGTCTTGATCCAAGCAGACATCCACATCTCAACACCATTCACTTCACAACTACCATTGTAGTCTGGGTGACGGTCTGTTTCTTTTTTGTCATTCTTGAACAATGCACCTGTGTTGTTGTTGTCGTAGTTGCTCATAATTAATGCTCCGTTTCTGTACTGTTTATTAAAAATTCATCTTGCGTTAAAAGTACGTCTCTTGCGTATGCCGCAATAGCGCCTGCTACCTTAACTGCCATACTGCCTTCTTCATCATCGATAATGTCAACATCAAAATATACACCATCATAATCACCTTTTTTAACATCTTTAACTGTACTTTTCTACTTTAGGGTTAAAAGAGAATGACATAAACTTCTTGCCAGCCTTACTTGTCTTGATCCAAGCAGACATCCACATCTCAACACCATTCACCTCACAACTACCATTGTAGTCTGGGTGACGCTCTGTTTCTTTTTTGTCATTCTTGAACAATGCGCCTGTGTTGTTGTTGTCGTAGTCACTCATAATTACATTTCCTTAGTTAGTCGTACAAATTCTTGCTGTTTGCCTGTTAACTGCTTCCAGATAACCTGCTTCTCATGTTCTTCAAGCTCACTCAAGGCTTCGACTAATACGCTAGTCTCACCAGATGCTTGGCTAGATACCACTAAAGCTACTACCTCTTGGGTTAGTTTTTTACTAACTCGCTTGTATGGCTCCTCTTTAACCTTATCTAACACTACAGGATCTTCATGGATTGTTATGTCTTCGGCATCCAAATCGACTTGTGGAATACCGCAGAGGCTTGAAAGTGCATACCTACGAGCATAGGTTATGGCACTGCCAGCACCTTGAGCTGTTGCTTTATCCATAGGTAGTAGGTATTCACCTTGAAGCCACTGGCCTGAATTGTGCATAAGCATAGTGACTACGCCAACACCTTTACCACCTTCTGAGGTGATAGGTAGCTGGACATAAGATAAGCCATGCTTGGCAAATGGCCCCTTCATTACCTTAATGACACTGGTAAGGTCAGCGTAGGTTGATTTAAAGAATGGGTTTTTACTATCCTTCATAGCTCCACCCATCTCTGCTTGTGCAAGGCATAGTGCCGTTGCAAGGTCTATTATTGAGTCTGATTGCTTCATTATTATTGCTCCTAGTTATTTAACCTGCCCAGCTATTGTAAACACATTTAGTATAGATGTAAACAGCCAATGTGATAAAAGATACAAAAAGGTTTGCATTACTGTTTTGATAGGTGTAAGGTAGACGGACATTAACAAGAAGTACAACCAATACGATGATGTAGAAGTAAATGAAGTTAACATTATAGAAACCCGTGAAGACCTTTTCTGGGAATTGCACACTACAGGTACTGTTTTCGTCCTTGGTCATAAAGTGACTATCTTTGAATTGCTAGAAGATATGGACGTAGAAGAAAAAGACAACGTGTTTTCAATGCTCGTTATGGGTAATGAGGACGCTAAAGAATATGCCCGATCTAAGCTAATGGAGGCTTTTAAAGGGGCGTATGGCGATGATGTAATTGAAGAACATTACATTGACGATCAATCTGAGTATTAAACTGGAGCATTAAAATGACTTTAACTAAAACAAATCAGCAGAATAAAACGTGGACGTTGACCGACAGTAACTGGGCTTGGGATGAATATAAGCTAGGTAGGTCGCATAAGTACATCGCTAGGAAGCTAGGTCGTACTGAAGCCGCTGTTAGCGTTAACCTTAGTAAGACTCGTATGCGTCTAAAGACTGTACCATTCAAGCTAGACCCTACGCCAGTAGGCCCAGCAGAGGTTAAGAAGATCCGTAAGGCCATTGCTAGGAAGGTTACATTTACTGTTGGTGATATGATTGTTGCAGCGGTTGGTGGTGGTGCTTTAGGCGCTATAATTGCTGGACTAACTTTGTAGCAAGAAAAAGCCCCTTGACCGAAATGGAGCAAGGGGCTAGAATAGGTGTGTTGGTGAAGAGGTTGTAGCCTCGTTCGAGCCAGCGAAGAGAAAGAGAAAAATCCAGCGCCAACACAAGTGTAGTTTATCAAACGTGTTAATAGCCTGCAACCCTTCTCTACTCTCGCTTACTTGATCCACCAACCAGTGGGTTTCTTTAGCATTGCCACAATAAAAAACAAAGCTCATGCCAACTACTGGCTTTAAACGTAGGATAGCACTTACGCACAGGAATGATGGGACTGACCGAAGCAGCGCAATGCCAAGGTACAAACCGATTAAGCGGATACACAACAGGGGGCTGACTAGCCAATCAAGGATGATAAATAGTTGCGGCAAATTGTGTAAGTGGATCAAGCAAATAGCATACTGTTGGTAAGGTATATCTTCTAGGTATCCCAAACCATCTTAATGACAAGTATTGCCTGAAGAAAGTGGAGCAAATAATAATGGAAATAACATTAAACACAGCAGAGCAGAAGCTAGCCATATACTTAGCTAAGTCTAGGCACGATAACGCCAGAAGCGCAGGCAAGCCAGACCGAGACTTAGGCTCTCAAACAAAAGCCGAAGTAGACCTAGAGGGAATCTCTGGTGAAATTGTTGCCTGCAGGATGTTCAACGTCTACCCAGACACAGAAACAGATCTAATTGACCTACCAAAGTACGACCTAAAGACAGCAAAAGGTAGTAGGGTAGATGTTAAAACCACTCGCTACCCAAATGGCAAGATGTTAGCCACGATGAAAAAGAGGGCTGAAGACTGCGATATTTACGTGCTGGTTATAGGTGAATTTCCATCTTACAAAATCGCTGGATGGTGCAAGGCAGAAGAATTACTACAAAAAGAAAATATCATTAACTTGGGCTACGGTGATGTATACGCTTTAGATCAAGACAAACTGAGGGCGTTTTAATGTTAAATCTTAGACCGCATCAAGAACGGGCCATTGATATGCTAAGGGTGTCGCTACGCAAGGGCAATAAGCGTCCTATATTAGCCGCTCCATGCTCATTCGGTAAGACAATCACAGCAGCATACCTACTTCAGTCAGCAGCCGCTAAGGGTAAGCGCAGCATCTTTATCTGCGACAGGATCAAGCTAATTCAGCAGAGCCTTGAAGCATTCGGTAAAGCAGGTATGAACTTTGGTGTCATCCAAGGTAATCACGAACTAACCAACTACGCAGCACCAATCCAGATAGCCAGTACGCAGACACTAGCCAGACGTAAGCGCATCCCTGAATTTGACCTAGCCATAGTGGATGAATGCCACACGCACTACGCTAGCCTAGGCAAGATCATGTCAGCTTACAACAACGTACCTTTCATTGGTCTAAGTGCCACACCTTACTCTAAGGGGCTAGGTGAGCATTACGATGACCTGATTATACCCATTACACCGCGTGAGCTTCTAGAGCAGAACTACTTATGCCCAGTAGACTACTACGGTGGACGTAGCGTTGCGTTAAAAGGCATTAAGACTAAGCAATTGTCTACAGGTGGATCTGATTACGACCCAGCTAGCCTTGCAGCAGCAACAGAAGATGATAAGGGTTTAGTGGGTGATATAGTAAAGAACTGGCTTGAGCATGGTGAGAATGGGCAGACGATTGCCTTTGCTCCTAGCATTAAACATTCAAAGCACTTGGTTGATGTATTCAACAAGGCTGGCATATCAGCAGAGCATATAGATGGCTACATGGACGCAGACGAGCGAGACATTATTTATCAGGCCCACACTAGGGGAGAATTCAAGGTGCTATCCTGCAGTCGCCTGCTCAACACTGGGTACGATGAACCTACGGTGTCTTGCTTGATTGATTGCTTTCCTACTAAGTCTCTAATCACATTCGTTCAACGTGCTGGTAGGATCATGCGTACTGCAGAAGGTAAGGGCAAGGCCATCTACTTAGACCATGCTGGTAACGTGAATCGTCATGGATTTGCTGAAGATGTTATCCCAGATGTGCTGGATGACGGTAAGCAGAAGTTCAACGAGAAGAAGTTGGTCAAGGAAAAGAAGGAAGCTAAGGTTAAGGAATGCCCTCAGTGTACTCAGCAGATGGTTGGCCTACGCTGTAAGTGCGGATATGAGATACCACTGAAGGAGCAATTGGAGTCTACCGATGAAATCCTAACCAAGTTATCACCTGAACAAAGAAACAGAAAGCACACAAAAGAAGACAAAAGCGTGTTTTATTCTGAGTTATTGTTGTACACTCGCGGTAAGGGCTACAAAGATAGCTGGGCTAGTCACAAGTATCGTGAGCGGTACGGTGTTTGGCCTAACGCAATCAAGCCTAGAATGGTTAATGGTATCAGCGATGAAACCAGAAAATACATAACAAGTACCCAGATAAGGTACAGCAAACGGAGCGTAGCAGCATGAGCGTAGATGCAATATTGATGATGCTAGAGGGAGTCAAGTCTAGCGGCAAGGGTAGGTGGATGGCACTTTGCCCAGTACATGGTGACAGATCGGCTAGCATGGGCATTAAGGAATGTGACGATGGTACGGTGTTAATGAACTGCTTTGCTTGTGGCGCTAATGGGGTAGAGATAGCAGAAGCTGCTGGGGTTAGCTCAAGCGAGTTATTCCCACCTGACTCAAGCCGCCCTACTGGGCCTACCCGTGAGCAGAGAGCTACCATAGAAACAGACAAGGTCATCATGCTGATCTATGAGGCTGATAAGCGTGGTGGAAGGGAGCAGACGCTGGCTGATTATCGTAGGTACAAACTAGCCACAGAGCGACATGCTGCAATGACAAGTTCAGGGTAATACGGAAACCCTGAAAATAAGTAAACAAATGTGTTGACGATGTAAACATAAGTGTTATATAATAGTTGCAAGTTAAGAAAACAACGCAACGGAGCATCACATGACTACTTGGTACATCATTTCACAAACACGTTACAGCGAAAACACTCCAGAGTACGGGCATGGAGAATGGCCTACAATTACAGACAAGGTTACTTTACGAGTTAAAGCAGACACTAAGCGTAAAGCTCAGAACCTAGCTAAAAAGATTAGCCCTAACCGTTACACCTTTGGAGGTATGTTTGGTAATCAAGTGCTGACTACTAACGAGGTTAAAGAGCGTCCTTGGATTGATCTAAACGGCTTAACTCTTGAGGTGGAAGCATGAACATTGAACTAGATGTGAAAGACTTTGGTTTGCTATGGCATACAGCCTGCGACACTAGCGGCTTAGAGATAGACGAAGATCATGGCTTTGATTGGGTTAAGGGTAAAGAAGTAAAAGATTTTAACCTAGAGCAGCACACGTACTATATGTACTGGGTTGGTAAGGAAGCATTACAAGCTATAGTAGCTTTGCAGATATTACAGGATAGCGGCTATAACGCTTCTCTACTATGGGACGGTGCTGGTTTGTCGGATGATGATTTGTGGGGTTACGCCATACTAACCAATAAACCAATTAAAAATAACTCATAAATAGTTAACAGAAGTGTTGACGAAGTAAACAGAAGTGTTGTATAATAGTTGCAAGTTAAGTAAATAAACAAATAAAGGTGAATAACATGAAATCATACGAAATAATCACTGCTTGCAACTACCCAAATGAAGTTAACGAGGTATCTAAGACTAGCATCATCCCAGATGATAAAAAAGAAGGTCTTTATAAAGTTATCATATCCTTCAGTAACGATGGTTATAAGAAGGTACTAACCCTTTGGCATGGCAAGGTTAACCAACCAAGAATACAGAAAATGATACTACTAGCAACCGAAGTATAACAATAAGGGGCTTTGGCCCCATAGGAGCATACTATGAATCTTTCAACACTAACGCACGTAGAAATTGATGGCATTTCAATGGCTGATTACCCAGACTTTGTAGACGCTTACATTGTGTACGCTGAAGACGGTAACGGTAACGAGCTAACGGAAGACCAGTTGATTGCGATTGGTGATAATCATCCAGACTTTGTACAGGAGATGGCACATGAAAAAATCCCATTTTAAAGAGCGTTTACTGCCAAGCAAGTTAGTTGATAAAATCGACAAACGAGACAATGCCACAAGGATAGTTAGTTGCCTAGGTGTGGTAATTGGCATAGTATGCTGGTTATGGTTCATTGACGGAATACTTGGATGACTAACGAACATTACCGCAGGACGCTCTATTCACCTGAAGAGGCTAAAAAGGTTCTGCGTAAGAATGATGAAATGATGGATGCCAAAGCGCGTAAGATAACAGAGGCTCGTACTGGGGTTAACGACATAAAGACAGCCAACGCTCTAGGCATGACAATGGAAGAGTATAGAGAAATGATCGGTTAACGTGTTATAATAAACCATTAAGTTACGTCCACCCCATAGCGGAGACAATCAAATGTTAATAGAAATTAAAGAATTATGTAACGAAGACTACGGTACAGATGGCTATATAGACCAAGATGATTCAGTCTATGTAAGCACAGGTAGTATCACATTCATAAGACACACCCAAGAATATGTATCAAGACTCGTACCTAATCCAGATTACAATCCCGTCAGAGATGAAGACGATGATTATATAGATACTCATATGTCAGAACGCCATGTTGAGACTGTATACATGGTTCACACAGCAGGTAGTAGCGAATCAGATATTATCGTAATAGATGAAGCTACTATGAATGTACTGAAGGGGGTATTGTAATGGCAAGACCCACGAAGTACACACCTGAACTATTAGCACAGGCACAGAATTACCTAGACGATGACACTGAAGCATTCCACAGTCATATAGGGCTAGCGTATCTATTAGGAATCTCTAATTCAACCTTCTATGAGTGGATTACACACGAAGATAAAGTAGAGTTTTCGGACATCGCTAGTAAGGTATTGCAAAGGCAGTACATAACGCTTGTTACTAACGGGTTAAATAACACCGCTAACTCAGGTATCACTAAGCTAATGCTAGGTAAGCATGGCCTAAGCGACAAGGTAGATAATACAAGTTCAGATGGCTCAATGTCTGCGCCTACAGTAATACAGTTAGTGGCTAAAGAATTTGGTGGACTGTAGTGTCTAAAGTAGACATAGAGCTACCACCTAAGCTAGTACCCATCTTTGAAGGTCAGGCAAGATACCGAGCTGCCTATGGCGGTAGAGGTGGGGCTAAGTCACGCGCCTTTGCCATGATGACTGCAGTATGGGGTTACAAGTTTGGTAGGAGTGGACGCACAGGTCAGATCCTATGCTTACGCCAGTACATGAACAGCCTAAGTGAAAGCTCATTCGCAGAGATTAAAAGCGCCATCCAAGCAGTGCCATTCCTTGACGATTACTACGAGTGTGGCGACCATTACATCCGCAGCAAGGATGGACGGATAAACTACAGCTTTGCAGGCTTAACACGTAACATAGACAGCATTAAGTCAAAGGCCCGTATCATACTGGCATTCATTGACGAGGCTGAGACTGTGAGTGAAGAAGCCTACATGAAGCTACTACCATCGATACGTGAAGAGAATTCAGAGTGCTGGGTAATATGGAATCCACAGTCTAAAGACTCAGCCACCCACAAGCGGTTCCGCATCAACAAGCCTGACGGGTGCAAGATAACCGCCATAAATTGGCAAGACAATCCGTGGATGCCACAGGTACTCACCAACCAGCGCCGCATCAACAAGCCTGACGGGTGCAAGATAACCGCCATAAATTGGCAAGACAATCCGTGGATGCCACAGGTACTCACCAACCAGCGTATAGAAGACCTAGACCTACGACCTGACACCTATGGTCATGTATGGGATGGTGACTTCTTGGAGTTTCCAGAGGGAGCATTCTGGCTACGTGAGATTAACACTGCACAGGCTGATGGCAGGGTAATGAAACAGCCAGTGGTGGAGTCACATCCAGTACACTGCTTTTTTGACATCGGATCTAGTGACGGTACTGCGATATGGGTAGTACAGATCATTGGTAACGAGCATCGCTGTATCCACTTCTATGAGGCATGGAACGAATCATTTGCCCATTGTGTTAAGTGGCTCAAGAGCTTGGATCTAATCATAGACACCTGCTGGCTACCGCATGATGCTGACCATAAGCGTCAGGGCATTGAGTCAAAGAACCTTAGCCCTAAAGACATGATGAAGCGTCTACTGCCTGCAGTAACATTCCGCATAGTGCCAAGAGTGCAGGACTTGCTATGGGGCATTCAAGCTACTAGCGATATGTGGCCCTACATTCACATTGACCCAACAACCTGTAATGCTGGCCTAGAGCATCTTAAAGCGTATAGACGTAAATGGTCTAATAGCGAGGGTAGGTGGACGCACATCCCAGACAAGTCTGAAGGTCATTCAGAGGCTGCTGACGCATTACGACAGATGGCACAGGCATTCGCTGCTGGTGACTTAGG